TAACCACGACGGGAACGATAGCGGTTTGAATATAGGCATCATTGATTTTGCGTAGTTGAGTATTAAGCTCAGTTTTAACGGCTAACAAGGCATCAACTAATGGCATGGTATCGCTCGAGGCGCTACGGGTGGCATCGCTAATGAGCACATCGACAGTAATGCTTAGTTGCGCTATCGCAGCCTTGGCGGCATAAAGCCCACCAAGCGGCTCAATTGTGGCAATGAGTGTCTTACCATCGTGACTATCCATAACAAGCGACAGCGGGGCAGAAAGGCGCAGCATGGACGATACAGATAACGCCTTAATGAGTCTGTCTGCAGGTGTCGATGCTGAGCCGCTATCGGTTGCCCCAAATGTTGCCATTAGCTCACGACTTGCTTTTGGCGCATTACCCGTTACGGCAAAGCCAATACCTGTGCCGGTGCTGGCAATCGCACCAACCAAGCCAGACACGGCGGCAATTAATCCAGTAGCAAAGGTGCGAGGCGCATTGGCAACACTCGTTAGCGCACCCAACGCCGATTGAATCTTGGTCTGGATCTGCCCAACCAAGGTAATGGGTAGTTGTAATTGACCAGACAGTTTATTGAGTTTGCCGACAAAGCCATCTAGTTTTTGCTTAACGGCGTTAAGCTGATCGACGGGTAGGGATTTCATTGCCTCGCTAAAGTCAAACATTGCCCATTCATCGACAGCATCAGTGAGACTACTAGCTGACTTTGAATAAACTGCAGGCAAGGTGATCGGCAAACCTTGCATCACAAACTCAATCGACAGCACGACTTCGCCTTTTTTGGTGCTAAACGACTGCGACGACTTTTGATAAACAAGAGCTAACTCGCCAAGGTAAGGATGTTCAAGCGTGCCCTCTGGTTCGCTAGATAGGGCAGCGATAAATGCGCTGGCTTGACCCAAGGAATCCTTGCCAACAAACACTGCATCAAACTTAGAGCCGCGAGACTCTTCACCCATCACTTCGACGAATGGTTCATCTGAGTATGGCATGTGCTGCACATTGACACGCTTGCCGCGTTCGATGCTGGTTTTCAGCAGATTAATTGGTGTCCCATTCCATGAGGCCTTGTCGAATTCTCTATCCCACATATCATTTCCAAGCTAAATGCGAAAAGATAAAACTAAAAAACCATATCAATGATTCAATAAAAACCCATCCTATAACTCCTGAAAAAACTGCAAATGCTATTAACTGTTTTGTATCTGCCATTTGTTTAACTCCTATCCTATTTTTATTTTTACTAAGTCATCAGATAAAAAGATCGCGCTCACCTCCGCCCCCGCGCTATTAATCAGCGACATTAAAGGTGAAGCAAAAAACCGATTATTTTTAGGCATAGAAATCATCTCAAAGCCCCTATAGTTCTGAGAACATGTCGGTTTGATTTGGATTGCCCATTAATTCGGGTTGATGTGTTGGCGGGGTAGAACCTTGCAGCGGCGAACGGATAACCTTATGCACCTCAATAACGATTGAGAAGGTTGTTGAGCAGTTGATGTTTTTGCATTGGCAGTAAGCCATGCGCGTGTTGTTGGTAAGTTGGTCAGAAGCAACAATGCGAGCATGGGTTCCACAGGTCGGGCAGCGCACAAGCATAAAGAAAACTCCTATGGTATAGGTGGTTTTTCATGCAGATACTGGGCGTCCGTTTTGACTAACTATTTTAGCCAAGTGGGGTATTGAATGAAACAGTAATTAATGCGTTAATTATAACATAACTATATAATTTATATGATTAATATTCTATTTATTAAAGTGTAACTTATTAGTAATTTATCAGTATTTCTACTGTAACCAAGATTACCTTTTTGATTGTAATTTTTTTAGTCTATCCACGATAATAAATCATATAATAATCAAATGGTTGCAAAATCCTGTAATTATGATTACAGAAAATTACTGTTTTTTGTAATATTTTTTACCTTTGAAAACAATTGGTTGTTTTGTTTTTTGTAAAAGATTACGTTTTTTTTGAGCTTTCTTACCCCACTAGGTTGAGCCTACTCCAGCCCGCTATAGCTTTTAAGCGTAACAAGCGTTTGCCCAGCATGTTGATTCAATTCTTCAAGCTGCTGAATAATCGGTACGATTTCATTTTTGTAAAAGATTTGGTCTATTTTATTGAGGTCGCCAACAGAGCCTGGTCCATCTTGCATCACCGACATGAGCGGAATAGGGATGCGGTGTGCCGATAAAATATCTGCGCGCGTTGCCTGCTTCATATTCATAAATTCATCTTTTGCCGTAATCTCGCCCACGGGGATTAATTCAGGCTTTTCTTTGTCCTTGCCCTTGCCGTTAATAAACAAGTTCTTAAAATTGCCAAGCCCTTTACCGCTGTTGAGCTTAATGGCGATTTCTTTTTCTTGCTCTGGGGTTAGGTTGGCATTGTTCATATAGAGAAGAAACCCTGCGTGCATACCATTTTTGTAATAGCGGCGACGGAATAGGGTGGCGTCTTCGTTTAATAGCACCGATGAGATCACGCCCAAATATTCTGGGATGCCGTAAATCTCTTGGCTTGGATCGTATTCTTTTGCATGAAAAACGGCACCAGCAGGGTAGTCGATCCGTTGCTTATAGGTGTACCACACATATTTATCTGGTTCTTGGCTGCGGCGCATATACATGGCGGGTAAGTGCTTATAGGCAATCACTTTGCCAAGTTGGTTTTTTACCGCAAGCAGATAGGCATTACCAAAAATAAAGCGGTCGAGCAAAAAGTTGTTTAGATCCTTTCGGCTGATTAAAGGGCTGAGGTCGATGCTTAAGCTAACAAGATTGCGCTTGGCGTAAATTGCCGACGAATGAATCGGGTTAGCCCTAAACGACTGCATTAGCCCCATGTTTGAAATGGGGGGAAGGTAAAACCCCTCGGTGATTGGGCATTCGACATAATCGAAAAAACTACCTTTCACGACACTTTCTGGTTCGCCAAATTTTACGTACATAATGCGGTTTTCCTTGTTTATGAAAATACGACGGTCGGGGTGCTATCGGTAATAACCATGCCTTCTAGGCTAAGTAGGTTCATGGTTGCCCATGCGAGATCGGCATGTCCGCCTGCCTGCGTTCGGTTAGATTGATAAGAGATTTGTCCGCCTTTGGTTGTCGAGCGCTTGACCATCAGAAAAGCGTGTACTAAATCGTCCCAACCGCCATCGAACTGTAAGCGCCCAGTACGTATTACCTCGCGTGCCTTGAGTACCATGTTGTTCTTGGTATTGATCGAGTAGATGATGCGGGTAACGCGCGGGAAAAATACTTCGACCAGTTCAGCAACCGCATCACCAAGACCAGATGTGTCGATGGCAATTTCTTGCACGTTGTATTTTTCGCATAGCTGCTCGATAGCACTTGCCTGTTCGCTGTAGGATTTGCCCTGCAGGCGCATTTTTTCGATGAGTCTAAATGCGCCGCCTTTTCTTTTTGGTGGCATGGCGACGATAATCGCGCCACTATCACCTTCGCCATCTCCGCTTGGATCGTAGCCAAGCCAAACAGGGTTATTGGCAACGGGTCTGGGCAGGTGTGGCTTTACGTCGCGCCAAATGTTGTCGTCGACTTTGCAGCCCATCAGCCACGATAAGGGGAAGCTGCTTTTCGAGTCATCCAAAAACTTGCACATCAGCAGGTTGTCGAACACGTCTGGGTCGGGGTATTTCTTGCGCAGTCTGTCTAGGTCGAAAAAGTTTGCACCGCCAGCAATGGCATCTTCGACGGTGATAATTTTGCGGTAAATGTCGTCTTTGCCTAATGCCCCGTGCACGAGTGCGTCGTGACTAATGTCGATGGCAAACTTTTTCTCACCAGCCCATTTTGGATAGGCTTCGTGTGCCATTGTTGACGGTGTCGAAAAGTAAGTTGTTCGCCACTTACTATGCATCGCCATACCGCCAGCCAAGTTATCTAGTATCTCGAACTTAGGAATCCAGAAAACTTCGTCGATGTATAAGTGCCCATGAAAGCCTTGGGCGGTGCGGCTGTTGGTGCTTAAAAAGTACAGTGTTGCGCCGTTGCCAAGATGGATTTCATCTTTGCCTTTTAAGTCGACTCCAGCAATTTCTAAAGCAAACTTTTTGATGTACAGCTTGAATATTTCAGCTTGTCGCTTACTGGCAGAGATAAAGATTTGGTTGTCACCATTCTCAATCGCATCTCTGAAAGCTTCCCATGCGAACAAGTATGTAAAACCAATCTGGCGGCTTTTAAGATAAAAGCGCATCCAGTTAATATAAGGGTTATCTTTCTCGCGCAGAACCAAAATCTGGTAAGGGAAAAAGGTGTCTTGTTCGAACTTATCTAAGGCTTCTTTGCTAAATAATTCTGTTGTGTTTTTTGTTTTATTAGCAGGCTTTCCACGCGCTGTTCCGTCTTTTGCGTTGCCTGTTATTTTCTTTATTTCACCTAAATGCGTTTTAAGTAACAGTGCTAACTCGTTGAGCTGGCTTGCTGTTTTTGGATCTGTCCATAACAAAAAGTTTAGGCGCTGACGTGCAACTAACTCAGCTGGAGAATCGTCACGCAGTTTTCGCCATTGGTATTTTGCCACCCAAGACTGTACCGCACGCTCTGTAACGCCAATTTGTTCAGCGATTTCTGGCGGTTTCTGTTGGCGCAGGTATAGCGCAAAGGCTTTGGTTTGTTCTGGGGTATAAAGCGTGCTTTCATTCATGGCTCAATTGTCTTTTATTTTGAGCACATATATAAGATTAAACCTTTTTAATTCATCGTTATAAAAACGCTTTCTCTATTAAGTGTTATGTAATGATGCAATAATTTACCCATCGAAAACAAGTCCTGTTACGTAACAATTTTGCGAGGGTATCACATTGAGTTTAGTTAAAACGGATTGGGTCTGCGTCTTATCTTCTGGCAACACTACTGATGGTCGAGCGGTATCAGATCAAATGATCGATGACATGGTTTCTGGCTACGATAAAAATACTTACAACGCACGCATCAACATCGAACATCAGACTTGGGGAATGAGACTTGGCAGTGTCGAAGCTTTAAAAAGCGATGTTGTTGACGGTGTTAAAAAGATGTATGCGGTGTTATCGCCAAACGATTATTTTTTATCATTAATTCAGGCGGGTCAAAAGTTACACACGTCGGTTGAGATTCAACCAAATTTTGCAGGTACGGGAAAGTCTTATTTGATTGGCCTAGCTTTAACGGATAGTCCGGCAAGCCTTGGCACGACAGAGCTTAAGTTGAGTCATAACGGATCAGCAGTTCAAGCATATTCTACTAACGAAGTTATTGAAGTGCCCAGCAAGCCCGATCAATCACTCTTTTCATTGTTCAAAAAGGAACCCCAAAAAATGGATAAAGATACCGCCTCAATCTTGAATCAGTTGAGTCAACAGATGAATCAAACAGCGCAGTTGTTAGCGTCTGCAGAGCAGAAGTTGTCGGCGCATATTGCACCAACTGCTGCACCTACACCACCAGCAACAGAACAGACTGCGGCTGCTGAATTAACAAAGCTTACCGATGAAGTTGCTGCGTTAAAGCTTGAACTGTCAGAACTTAAAACGGCTTTATCGAACACAGGCAATGAGCCTCCCCGCGATCCAGCTACAGGCACTGACGCATTTTCAGACATCGGTTCGCTGTAAGTTACAGCTGTTACAACTATTCGATTATTAAAAAGGAATCAGGATAATGAAAGAAACGACCCGCTTAAAATATAACGCACTGTTAAGCCAAACAGCCGCAGGCTATGGTGTATCAGATGTCACAACTAAATTTAGTGTTACACCTGAGCGCGCACAGACCGTTATTGAGCGTCAAAAAGAATCAAGCGCTTTCTTGGGGCGTATCAATACGATTACAGTAACTAACATGTCTGGTGATGCGATCGGTCTTGATGTTACTGGATTAATTGCCCGTCGCACCAATACAAGCACCACAGATCGTACGCCGCGCTCAGTTCATGGCATGGCTTCAAATATGTACGATTGTAAAAAAACTGAGTTTGATACAGCGGTTAAATATGAAGCATTAGATGCATGGGCGCAACAGCCAGGCTTTGGTGACAAGATTCGTACTCAGACAGACAAGCAAATCGCGCTTAATAAAATCATGATCGGCTTTAACGGTATGGGCGCAGCGGAAGTTACCGATCCGGTGGCAAACCCTAAAGGCGAAGATGTTGCTTCTGGATGGTTGCATAAAATCAAAACGCGTGTGCCTGCTCAGTATCTGACAGAAGGTGGCACTGCCAATGAAATCCGCATCGGTACAGGTGGTGATTACACCAACCTAGATGAGGCAGTTAATGACATGCTGCTGTTGCTGGATCCAGCTCATGCCGAAGCAACTGACTTGGTTGTCATTATCGGTAATCAGTTAATGTCTCACGCTAAGTCTCGTTTTTATGCTGAAAACGGCAATAGGCCAACAGAGAAGGCGCGCATCGAAGACCAGCAGGTCATTGGTACATTTGGTGGGCTGCCTGCCTATAAGGTGCCTCATTTCCCTGCGCGAGGCATTCTGATTACCACCTTTAGCAACCTCAGTATTTACGTCCAAGGCGACAGTATCCGCCGCCAGTACCTAGACAATCCTAAGCGCGATCAAATCGAAACCTATCAGTCTGAAAACATCGACTACGTTATCGAAGACTTAAGCAAGGTCGCGCTAATGGAATCTGCCAATGTTAAGTTGTTGCAAGACAACAATACTTGGGCATAACGAGCAACCCCGCAAAGGCACTGCCAACCCTATGACCGATGCCTTTTGGTAACAAGGTGATATGGGTGAAGCAGTTGCCTTCTTAAAGGAATTTTAATGGCAGCGTTCGTTGGTGATAAAAGCACAATTTTTAGCGATGTCGTACCGGGTACAGGTGTTTTCCCACCACTTTACTTGTCGCAGTTCCAGCAGCAGTTTGGCTTTTTAGAAGATCAGACTGAAGCGAATGTCGTCGTTACCATGACCATTGCAAGCATGTTGGTGCAGCGTCAAATTATTAGCGTCATGGGGCAGTATCCAGACTTGATTGGTCAGTCGTTACTGAATTATGGCAACGGTGACTATTGGATTATTTTGTACCACCATGCCGTGTTTTGCAAAACGGCCGCCGATTTAATTGGTCGTCGATTAGCAACTGATGCCACTAAGCAAGCGGCAGATCGTCAGCAGGCAATGACGGACAAAAAAGACCAGTTGCTGATTCAGTACCGCGAGGCGATTGATGAATTGATTGGGTCGTCTGGTATTACGGTAGCGCTGATATGAAAGCGATGCAATGTTTAGTTGATAGCCTAAAAGATTGGGGAATTAATCCAGAGCTGTCAGAGGTGTGGGCAGACAATGCCAAGATGACAACTTTGCCAGACTGGATGGATGCTGGGTACTCGGTCAGCTACACAGTCAA